GTATTTAGTTTACTTACGATACCCATCTTTGCATCAACAATGTGATTCTGAAATGTGATAATGTTTGTAAGATTAGTAGTGTGTTTCTTTAATTCACGAATAGTTTCTTTCTTCTTTACCTCAAGCACTTCTTTATTTTTTGGTGTCTTGAGTTTATCAATTTGTTTTTGAAACGCATCTTCAACCCATGCCAAATAACCAGTAGCATGAGCCTTTGCATTAGTAATCTTTTGTCCTTGTCTTACCTTACTATTGTTGTAAGTTTTTAGAGATGCACCAGCAAGATTACCAGTGAATCCATTTTGTAATGTAAGGAACTTTGTAAGTAGTGCAGAGTTAATTGTTCTGAATGTAGAACCAGCAGAAGATAGTGATGCAGTAACCTTTTCGGTTTCTGCGGCAGTCATTGTAGCTTTACCAGATACATCTTTATAAGTTGCATCATCCATCCAAACTGTGGATGCTTTATTTAATCCACTGATGTTTGCACCAAATGATGCTTTCATATCTTGTAGTGCATTTCCAGAATATGTGGTGTGCCACACTACACCAATCTTTGCATTCTTGATTTGTTTACCCAAGTCTGAGTTTACATCAACTGCATATACAATTGTGTTTGGTTGAAATGTATAAAATGATTTACCATCAATTATTGTGGTGTCAACATCGTCAGTGAACATCAAGTCTCCTTGAAGAACACCTTTAATGCCCAACTTAGAAAACTCTGCAAGTGCAGTTTTGAACTTAGAGTTCAATGCACCAGAAACGTCTGCGTCAACTTCTGAAGCAGATTTGTATAGTTTTGGATTTACGTTGAAAACTGATTTCTTTGCAACAAAGAACTTACCGTCTTCTGGGTCGATACCAGCAAAGATTGCTGGAGCTCCATCCCACTTGACAGTCATATTTACAGATGAACGAGATGCACCTGCTAACATATCTCTAAGAGAACGAACAAAATTGATGGAAGCACGGCCGCCATCAATTCCGAAATTTAAAATTTCATCTTCGATATGTTCTAGGTGTAGATTCTTCCCACCTTTATCTTCGGTGAGAAATCCCGAAAAGTTTAGCATTTAACACAGTTTCCATTTATACAAAGTTGTTGTCATTACTATTTATAATAACACAACCGTCCAACTATGTCAATACTACTCTTTTAGAAACTTTGGAAGCGTTTTGTCTCCAAAGGGTTTAACTCTTCTAAGTTGGTCTGAGAACATCTCTGCCTCAGTCTTTTTATTAAAGGTTCGTACAACATCATTGGTAGGAAATTCTACCACTTCCCATCTATTACCATTCTGATTTACAAAATAGTCTGGGGTTTTGTTATACTTTGATGTCCGAAAATTTCTCATAAGCCTTGTTCTTTCCAAGACCCACTCCGAAAGTCGTTTTATCAAATGCTGGTGTGTCATCTTCCTGTCCACTGTCAATAATGTCATTTTGTGCTTCCTGTTCGCAATCATATAGTTTCATTCTCGCCCTGTCAATACCGATAACAAATCTTTTGTTAGCGCCAGGATCATTATATCTGTTCTTCAACTGTTTAACCATTAACTGGTTTAGACTTTCCAAATCTTCCGTTGATATGAGAGCAAACATGAGGTCAGCCGTAGCAGGCAAACCAAAACTCTCTGATGTATCTTCCAAACCCACATCTGAGTTTGAGTAACCTCCACGAGTAGTTTGTGTCGCTGACATAATCGGCACATTATTTTCCACTGCAAGCCCTCTAAGTTCTTCGGCAATCGCCTTGATATAGAAGTAAGATCCGACATTTGCATTCCCCTTAAATCTAGATGAGGCACAGATGTTCAAATAGTCGATAAAGATAATATCGGGTCTAAATGATTTCTTTAGTGCCAGTTCTTTAATCAAACTTCTGAAATGTCCAGTGTGAGCAGATGCAGTTGGGTATTCTTTGATAATTAACTTTCCGTTGGTCTTTGTTTGAATCTTGGAGAGGCGATCAGTAAACATCTTTTTGGGCAACTCGTGTAAGTCATCCATAGTGATGTTCATTAGATTCGCATCAATTCTTTCTGCAATCCGTTCTTCTGCCATCTCCAAAGTAATGTATAGAACATTCTTTCCTTGCATAAGTGTTGCCGCAGCCATATGTACCATTAGTAAGGATTTGCCGACACCTGTTCCAGCAAGTGCAATGTTCAAAGTTTTCTGTGGTAGTCCGCCTTTGGTAATCTTGTTGAAGTATTCCAAGTCGAACTCTATTTTCTCTTCTTTCTTGTGATAGAACTCAAATCGTTCTTCACCATCTTCTACATAATCGTGTCCAACATTCTGATCAAATGCAACTGCAAGTGCATCTGACAAAATAGATGGAATTGCTTCAGCGGTTTGTTGTTTATCTTTTCCTTCAATAATCTGAATACCACTGAGGATGGCATTGTAGACTGCCTTATCCTTACAAAACTTTTCTGTCGAATCCAGTAACCACTGAAGATCAACCTCTGCATCAGATAGAGTTTCGACAATATTTAGAATAGACTTGAACTCTTCTTCATTCAAATCTTTTCTGTTGTCAAGTTCAATAGAGAGAGCTTCTTTAGTAGGTTGATTGCCATATTTCTCCATAAACTTGTTGATTTCTTCAAATACAACTCTTTCGTGACGATTAGAAAAATACTCTGGTTTGATAAAAGGCAAGGCCTTTCTTGCAAAAGGTTCATTATGAATTAAGTTACTAAGTGTAGTTCGTTCAATCGTCTGTGTTGACATACTGTATTTCGCCCTTGTTTACTTGTTGTTCAATAATGTCTACCAAAATATCTCCCATAAGGTTATATAGGTCATCATCTAACATCTCTTCTGGTAGTCCGTTTGAATCTACCACATCATAATCGAATTGTAAAGAAGCTTCTGTTTTTTCTTTATTCTCAATAATCTTAACTTCTCCATACTGATAAACCAATCCTTGATATTTACCAGCATCAGCAGTGAGTCCAACACACTGCCAGTTTTTATCTTTATTTTCTACGAATGTATACATCTTACGAATATCAGACATGGTGTAGATAGCTTCCTATAATGTACTTAGGTTTTTCTACTGGTTTCGTTCCAGCATGGAGATGTGTCCACATTGGGGGAAAAATCAGCATCCTACCTGTTTCTGGTTTAACTTCAATATTCCATTGTGGAAATGTAGTATGTCCCGCTTTGTTCGTGTCAAGATAGAGGAAAAAGACCAAAAATCGGCGAGCAGATTCATAGTTCCCAACATCCACATGAGGTGCAAACTCATCCACACCATTTGGCATATATCGTTTCATACGAAATTGTTCAAATGCAAATTGTTGTGGAAACATTTTGTCATTAACATTACAATCTTTACAATAACGATCTATATAGTCAAAAAAGACTTGTTGTAATACTGGACAAAATGGTTTCCATTCTGGATAATTCTGCAAAGTTATTTGAGTAAATGAACGATGGCCATCCAATGAAATATTTTCATGGTGTTCTGGCGATTCCTCAAACATTGCAATAAGTTGTTTTGCAAAATCTCCACTAATAACATTGTCATATACTTTAATAAACTTATCCATTAACTAATAAGTCCTTTTGTTGGCAAAGACAATCCACTTGTTTGAGCAGACCACCCATTAGCAATTTCTTCAGCGGTTTCTGCAATAAACAAAATGTTTTGTTTTGGAAACTGCATATTAGATTTTGGTTCTTTGGCAGTGGCACAGACGCCGTTGATCAGACCGAGTCCTTGTTGAGTAACTTGAACTAATCTTGGTTTGTAGATGGTATAGTTTACCATATCCTCAAATATGTATTTGCCAACGATTTCCATTCCGTTGGCAAATAAAATAGTCACTATTGTTCCTTCTTTCATACTGTAAGGTTTTCCTCTTGTGTTGAACGGTTGTGTCCTTTTTCTTGAACAACCAAATTATCTATGTCGTTAGAACCACCATTATATTTAGAAACAATATGTCCACGATCATACTTCTCTGGAGTAACTTCTGTAGCACGAATGTCTGAAAGAAAATCTCCATATGTATTTGGATTGTTCGCATAAACAGCTTCAAGTGAAGGCAATGTAGAACTTCCTTTTGAAACAACGATATTCTTTTTAAAGAGATGATCTCCACGAACATTTTGCATATAATCAAAAATCAACCTCAAACGAGCTTCGATACGATTATTTTCTGACTTACCACACGCCCAAACATACTGTCCAACTCTAGATCTCTTTTCAGTTTTTCCAGCGACTTTAACATAATCCCAATTGTTTGCATCATCCTTTAAGGCTCCGTTTGCAATACGAAACTCATTGGTGAAATCAACATACATTTTAATAGTCCAGTTTGGAATTAAGATGTTTGAAAACTCTGATGGATGATCGAGAGCATAACGAGTCATAATATAATTACGAAACTCTACATTTGTCACTGACTTAAACTTCTTATATCCTTTTCCAAATTCCACGATGTAACTTATCAACTTTTTGATTTTAGAATCGGAAATCTTCTGCCTTCCATCAAAATATGAAAGATGTTCATCCACCTTATTTGGTTGAAATTTTGAATTCATCCAGATAAGAAGTTCTGACACAATAAGATCGTGCCCGTTTTTCTCATACATATATGCCTGTCCAGAGATTTTATTCAGAGTTTCTCTAACTTGTGGATGATTTGAAACAGAATGAATTTGACGGCGATATGGTGTCCACCACTTTACTGTCATCTTCTTCATCCATTCTTCCCACGGCAGTCCTTCATTCTTTGCAATAAGAGCACTAGTGAAATCATCAATCTGTCCTTTGTTAGCAACAATAAGACTCATTTCGATGTTGTCAACATACTCTTTCATTTCATCTGTAAATTCTTCATACTTTTTCCCTTGAAAGAAAATTTCACTTCCATCTGATGCAGTTCCAGTAATTGGAGCAGAACCTAGTGCAAGAATATTATCGAAAAATGGAACGATAGCGTTCATACAACGATTTTGTCCATCAATAATGTAAAACATTGTTCCATTATCAATATCCTTTTTAATTTGGTTTATCGTTTCTTTCCATACTTCTTTTGGAGTATCACCAGCATCAAACTCAGCTTTTCTTTTCAGTGATTTCAAAACCAAACTAGCAGGAACAAGAATAAACTGATCTAAGATGGAAGCTCCAGTTAGAACAGTATAAAGGTATTCTTTCGCACGCTGGTAATCGTTTTTCTTCCATGCCTCTACTTGAGACAATCTCTGCAAAACGCCCGAAATTGTAGAGAACTTTGATCCAATGGTATCTTTACCCTTTGATACTTCATAATATAGGTCTTTCAGTTTGATTACTCCACGCTGAAATGACACGCCTTGATGGATTATAATAGACATAACTTTTTCCTTCCGTCTGATTGAGTGTTGCACTATTGCATACACATTCCAATTGTGGCAGTTTTTTTAGAGTCATCCTTACCACTATGACTATTGCTACATAATACTAGAATATTAAGTATTTGTCAAGGACTTTTTCCAAACATTGCCTGGCATTTTTCCTTCTGACCAGTTTATGTAGCCAACCTTTTCCATTCCAACCTTTTCATAAAATCTATTTGCTGGAATGTTTTCAGAACGAACTGTAAGATAAACATCCGTTCCTACAAAATCGAAAAACTCTTTAATAACTTTTTCAGCATTACCTTTGCCTTTGGTTGCATTGATAATCTGATGGATAACATGAGAACCAGCTGTAACAGAAACATCTGTAAGTCTACCTATCTTTCTATTGTTTTTATTTTGATGATATGTTATCAAAACATTATCGTGTATAATAATTTGTTTCCTAAAGATTCTAACTCTTACATGAGATTTTCTTACATGAGGAAACCATTCTTTATTCTCATCAAATATTTTCCATGCCTCATCAAAATCATTTTCTGTTATATGTCTCAAAAGAAAGCCTCCAATGTATTAACTTTAATGTCTTTGAATAAATCAACTGAAGTATCTTTACCAAAACACCAGACATTTTCCATATAGAGTTTGTTCATAAACTCATCCATTGCATCTTTGTCAAAATTACCTTCATCATCTTTAAATACGGATGCTCCTTGTGGACGTTGCATTATACGATATCCTATCTGTCCTAAGAAATTAGGACGAAGCATATCTACTAGTTCATCACCAGAGCGATATCTTTTACCGTGAACTTTAGGATCAAGAATGTTGACGAGTAATACACCCCTCTCACTCAATGAGTTGAAACTATTTTGTGCAACAGGTAAGTAGAAATCATCTCTCCAAGCTTCATACTCATTGTATTTTGCCCACGACTGTAGTTCTTCTTTTTCACCACCTTCATTGTATCGTTCAGTCGAAAAATATGGGGGGGATGTAAATGCACAATCAACATCCTTGATTCTTTCCCAAGGCAAGTCTTCTGCTCCACAGTTAAAAATTTGAACAGACTTTTTACCTCTTGATTTGTCATAAATCTGGTCATAAAACGCAATCATCTTATGATAACGCTCAAATGTATTTGGGTTAGGGTCGCAACCAATATAATGTGTTGCATTAGAAGCATANAAACCTGTTAGTCTATCACCCCAACCCATAGAAGTATCCAATACGGTTTTTGCATTAGACATNTCATAAATTGTTTTCGCAACAATAGGTTTGAACTGTGTTGCAATATAAGTTCCTAGACGAAATGCCATTGTATAAGTTTTAGGTGTAAGTTCTTTTGCATCATTAACACCTCGCCAAATAGGGCCGAATGCACCCCAAATATTATCACCGTCTTCCCATCGTGTAACTGGTGCTTTGAAACCATACGAACCACAACGCATACGCAAGTCATTCATAAATGAATCTGCACAATAGTTAAATGTGGATGGGCCGTCAATAAAACCTAGTCCATATTCTGCATATGAATATTTGTAGTCATCATATTTCTCAACAACATCTTTTGTTGGAATATAAATGTAATCTGTAAACTTTGCCTTTTCTAATTTACGAAAGTTCTCAATAACCTTTTGTTGATTAAATTGTTTTAGTGGATATGGTGGCTTCTCTCTTGTAATATATTCTGCAAGAGTAGAACGAAATAATTCTTTACCATACTTTTCTGTCGTAGCAATAAACAAAGATTTGTTCATTATAGGCAAACCATTATTGTTTGCACACTCTTTCAACAGTTCATATAGTTCTGTATTTATTTCTGTTTTATTGCTCATGTAAAAAAGTCCTCAAGTGTCATTTGTGTTCCATAAGAACGATCCACTGTCCATCCAATCTGATCAAGAATGAATGTAAGTGGTTCAACAAATGCCTTATCGAACTGTGTATCATAGTCTAAATGTGAATGAATGTCAAGTTCTTTTGGTAATTTTGTCATAAAGGAAATTACATTAGATGACATTCTGTTTGGTGTTCTCATATTCAAAAACTTGATTTTCTCGCCTTCTTGAATAAGTGGATATT